ACAGTTTGACGAGTTTGGTAATCCCACTGAAATAGGTATCAACGGATTCAAAGCATTTAGATCATACTGGAATGAACATCCTGACCGTGATGACGCCTGGGCAGTACAGACTCGCAGCCAACTTGGTGATGAACGATTCCGCCGTGAGATGGATTGTGAATTCATCATCTGGGATGAAACCCTGATAAATCCAGGACATTTAGTTGAAATGCAGGGCATAGAGCCACTAGAACGCCAAGGACAGGTGCGTTGGTATAAACGGCCAGAAGCACAGTATACCTATGTAGTAAGTTTAGATCCTAGTCTAGGCACAGGCGGAGATCCTGCTGGCATACAGGTATTTGAGTTACCTACATTTAAACAGGTAGCAGAGTGGCAACATAATCGCACACCTATACAACAACAGGTAGGTATCCTGACGGAAATCACCAAATATCTAACAGAAACAGTGGCACAAACTAGCATATACTACAGTGTTGAAAACAATACTGTAGGTGAAGCGGCCTTACTAAGTATTAGCGAAATTGGCGAAGAAAATATCCGTGGCATATTCCTAAGCGAACCTAGACACCTAGGTGGTGGACGCCGTTATCGCAAGGGATTTAACACCACTAATAAGAGTAAGATCTCCGCCTGTGCCAAACTTAAAAATTTGATAGAAACCAGACGCATGACCATATGCAGTCGCCCATTGATAAGCGAACTTAAAACATTCGTAGCCCACGGTGCTAGCTATGCGGCTAAACCCGGTGAAACAGATGATCTGGTGATGAGCTTGATCCTAATAATACGCATGGCGCAGATGCTACAGAGCTTTGACAGCCAACTAGATTTAACTATGAAAGACAATCTTGAAGACGTGATCGCGCCAATGCCATTCTTCATCACTTAAGATAAATACTTGCATGAGAGAAATTAACAAAATCGCAGAAGGTCTATTTGAGAAAATCCGTGATAGATTTGAAGATGTCAGCCTAGGTGACGACAAAGCCAAAGCCACTACAGATCCAGAACAAGCACGATTTTTCAACTTTGACTACTCAGTCAACGACAAAAACTACGGTAATATCACCATCAGTCTGATAGATGAAATGAGTCTTAAGGTCTACTTTAGCAAGAATATCAGCAAAGATCTAGACAAAGAACAGCGTGATACTTGGTACAGCTTCCTGCGTGAACTACGTGAGTTTGCCAAACGTAATATGTTGAGCTTTGAGCCACGTGATATCACCCGTTCGACACTAAAACATCGTGACTTAAAACAAGTGTCAAAAGCAGATGACACCTACGATAAAGATGATGTGGTTAGTGAAAGCAAGCTATATGGTACTAGCAAAAGCAGTTATGAAAAGTTTGGTCCTGTGCGTATTATTGTACGTCACGACAGACCCGTAGCAGATGAAATAGGTGGTGCTCGTAGCCGTCATATCAAATCAGTTTATGTTGAAACAGCAGAAGGCGAACGCTTCAAGATGCCTTTCAAGAGCCTAACAGCAAGTCGTGCCATGGCACGTCATATTTCAGCTGGTGGCACTCCACATGACGAACTTGGTCAGCATATCACTGAAATGGCAGTAGAAGCCACTAAACTTAAACCATTCTTAAACAATGTGCGTCGCAGAACATTCGAAGATACGGAAACACATGCCATGGTTGAGTCAGCATTTGAATACCACAGCCTATTAAAAAATACTCTACAACGCTTGAGTGGCAAAAAAGGCTACACTGCTTGTAAAGAACAATTCTCAGCAACAAATACCAGCTATATTCCAGAAGATGACATGGATATCGCAGCTATTAAAGAACGTTTCGTTAAACGTGTTTATAACGATAAAATGGAAGAAGCATTACCTCTTGTTTATAAGGCCTATGATATGAAGAAAAATAATAAATTTACAGAACAATTTGAAAACTGGGCTAACGTGGTCAGCGAAGGTGCTTGGGCACTGCCAGAAACTGACGATGAGATCGGTCAGTTGATTGGCATAATGGAAAAACCCCTACCAGTAGGAGTTGATGCGCAGAATGCTACCAATGCTTTGTATCATGTTCTAGGTGATGATAGACTGTTTGATCGTTTAGAACAACTAGCTGAACAAGATCCAGAAGCAGATGCTCGTGACGTTGTAGCCAGTTGGTTACAGGACAATCTACCACAGGTTTATCAACAGATTGAGAATGAAATTGGTGATGCAGATATGCCAGAGCCAGCAGAAACAGGTAGCGAAGGCGGAGACCTGGATGAAGGTGTGGCAGTTAAGCATCTGAGTGATGCCACAGCTAAAGCTATTATTAATGATAATGATAATATAATTTATGATATCCTAGCAGGAGATACCAAAGTCCAACCTGGCGAACAAGAATTATTACAAGCAATGTATGATGATATATCAAGTGATACTGGCCTACATGGCGATGATAATTTTGAAGAAATCATCGATAGAATGCATGACTATATCCAACACGATTACAGTCATGTAGCTGAAGGCAATACTTATGGTTCAGGTGATGGCGGCATGGATGGCCAAGTTGAAGAAGCCAAAGACAAAGTCACATACGATCCTAAAACAGGCAAATTAACTGGCTGGGAACACGAAGGCGATTGGGAAAAAGCCAAAGGTAAAGACCCTGTAGGCAAAATCCATCACATGAGCGATGTTGCCCGTAAACGCACAGAAAAAATGGCAAAAGATACTGTAAAAGAAGATGATGAAGATGAATTAAGCGATATGGAAATTATTCAATCAGCTATCATACGTAGAATCTTAAATAGCATTAATGACCACAGCGAATTACTTAAGAAAGCAGGCCCAGATGGTGTTATGAATGCCGCAAGTGATGTAGCATCATTCCATGCTCCAATGGAAGAAATAGGCTCAAGCGATGTTAGTATCATGGTCCGTGAAGTATACCGTGAAGTAGGTGTAGACTATCCAGAAGACGAACACAGTGACCTACACGAAGCATTTGAAAAGGCACTAGGCGAAGCGGCAATCAACGTAGGAGATACGATCAGAGATAAAACTCAACCAACTATCCAAGGCAAAGTAGTAGGCGACATGGAAGAGAATTATACTATCCAAGTCGACGATGACATCTATCATATTAAAAAATTAAACGCTGAGAAAGTAACTAAAGAAGCGATAGAAATGCCTGACAATCCAGACTATAGTGGCTACGATAAACCAACTTTCCAACGTAAAGGCATAACACCAGGACAACCAACAGGTACACTACCAGGTGTCAATGATAAGAAAAAACCAGGTTGGGTGGGTGTAGATACTACTAAACCTGCTTACCAAAGACAGGCAGATTACGATCAAGAAAGAGAACAAATGAAGAAATTAGCAGGCTTACAAAAATAAGATAATATAAGAGTAATATCAAAAGGGCTTAACGGCCCTTTTGTTTTGGCTAAAATATTTGAAAATAACCGTTGTGGAATAAATAATAATAGCGTATTATATATAAATGCATAGTACGTTTAGGCATATTAAAGACCAACTTAAATTAAAAAGGAAATAACATCATGGCAACATCATTAGCAGAAATCCGTGCAAAGTTACAAGCATCAGAAAACCGTGGCACAGGCGGTAATTCACAAAGTGGTGGCGACAACGCTATCTACGCACACTGGAACATCCAAGAAGGCACAAACGCTCGCATTAGATTCCTTCCAGACGCAGACACAAAAAACACATTCTTTTGGGCAGAACGAGCAATGATCAATTTACCGTTTGCTGGCGTTAAAGGCCAAGCTGATAGTAAACCAGTCACTGTACAAGTACCATGCGTTGAGATGTGGGGCGAAGCATGTCCAATCCTAGCAGAAGTACGCACTTGGTTCAAGGACACTAGTCTAGAAGAAATGGGTCGTAAGTATTGGAAGAAAAGATCATACTTGTTCCAAGGTTTTGTGCGTGAGAATCCTATCACAGACGATAAGACACCAGAAAATCCAATTCGTAGATTTATCATTAGTCCACAGATTTTTAACTTGATCAAATCAGCATTACTTGATCCAGAGTTAGAAAACTTACCAACAGACTACCAAGGTGGTTTAGACTTTACAGTTACTAAAACATCAAAAGGTGGGTATGCTGACTACTCAACTAGTAAATGGTCACGCAAAGAATCTGCACTAACAGCAGAAGAAGCGGCATCTATCGAAACCCATGGCTTGTACAACTTGAAAGATTTCTTACCTAAGAAACCAAGCGAAGTTGAACTCAAAGTCATGAAAGAAATGTTTGAAGCTTCAGTAGATGGCCAAGCATATGACGCAGCTCGTTGGGGCAACTACTATAAGCCAAGAGGCGTGACAGTAACAACTACTGAGTCAGCACCAGCAACAGCAGCTGCATCAACAGTGGCTGATGAAGAGTTTGACACACCAGCGGCAGTAGCAACTCCGGCAGCAGTAGTGGCTGAAGCGGCTCCTACAGCACCAGTGGCAACACCTCCAGCAGGTGGCGCTCAACGTGCTGAAGACATCCTAGCGATGATCCGTAACCGTCAAAAAGCAAACTAAGCAGTAAATAGATGTTAAGCAGGAT